GACCTGCGATCCGATTTAGTACGTACCATATCCTATCAAAGCCAAAACGATCTCGTTTACCAGACAGCATTCAAGTCAGCCCTCATGATGGGGTTCGGTGCCTTTCAAATCCTGATCGATTATGAGAGCCCGATGAGTTTCAACAAGGTCATACGATACGACATTATTCCCGATCCAACCATGTGCGCATGGGACCCTGTTGCCATGAAACCCCACAAGGGCGATGGCAATTTCTGTTCCCGTCGGTTCATATTCACGAGAGACGAATTTTTTGCGACGTACCCTTATGTCACCAATCCTGTTTCATACGTTGATCCTTATATGCTTCTTGATTTCCAGTGGCAGACCCGGGACACCATCGTAGTCTGCGACGAGTTCGTGAAGGAGTGGTTTCCACTGATCATTTACCACCTGTCCAACGGTGAATCGGTGACAGAGGAAGAATGGAAAGCCCGTGAAAAGCGATTTGAGGATAACCGGGAGTTCGTGAAAGGTTCCATCGTGGGAGAGATTATTTCACGTGAGATACCCAGAATAATCGGGGAAAGACAGACCCAGGACTACCGAATCATGCACTACAGGATGATTCGGGATAGAATAATCGACTTTTCTGAATGGCCATCACGACAGCTGCCGATCCCGTTTGTGGATGGGGACAGCTATTACATCGAGGGACGCCAGTACACTAAGTCATTCGTTCATGAGGCACGAGATGCTCAAAAACTACTCAACTATGCCCGCTCTGAGCTTGCTGCAGAGCTCAAGAACAGACGCCGTGAGCAATGGCTTGGAACGCCTGACAACATCATTGGGTATGAGCAGGACTGGAGAAATCCCGAGCTCCAAATGGGGATATTACGGGCTAAGCCTGACCCCAAAACCGGACAAATGCCTACCAAAATGCCCGCCTGGGAAGTCTCTCAAGGGCTATTTGTAACTGCACAGTCCACCACTCAGGATATTCAGGAAATTCTCGGGTTCTCTGAAAGCGAGGCGCTGCAGGGAAGGGATGTCTCTGGCAAGGCCCGGCGGGAGCGTAAACTCGAAGGATCGATGTCAGCGTACGTGTTTTTCGACAACCTTAATCAGGCCGTTGAGCAAGGTGGACGCATCGTGAATGACCTGTTGCCGTACATCATCGGTGACATGGAACGGCACATGGTCATCTCAAAGAAGGACGGCAAGTCCGAGTCCATCATCCTGAACAAGCGTGAAGGGGAAGGTGACAATCAGGTCATCAAGAACCAGCTCCCCGGTGGTGAGTTCGACGTTGAGATCAGCACAGGCCCATCCTTTGCCGTACAGAAGGACATCGCACTGGAGTTCTTCCAGCAGACCATTGCCAACAATCCGCAGGTCTTCAATCTCATTGCCGACCTCTGGGCAGGGAATCTCGACATCCAGCAGATGGAGCAGGTCAAGGACAGGCTCAAGACGTTGGTGCCCCCAGACATCCTTGCCAAGGAAGAAGGCAAGCCGCCGCCACCTCCACAGCCAAATCCGCAGCAGATAGCCATGCAGATGGAGATGCAGCAGCACCAGCAGCAGATGGCGGTGAATGAGCAAAAAATGAAGATTGAAGAGGCGCAGCTTGCCGAACGTGCTGAAGAATTGCGCATCAGGAAGGAAAAACATGCCCTTGAGCAGGCAAACATGATCCTCAAATCCCATGAGCTGCAGCAAAAAATGGGCATTGAACGGGAACGCAACCAGATTGACGTGTCCAAAATGGATCATGATTTCTCGGCCAAAATAGCCAAAGTGCTGGCCGACGCGCACACCAGATAGTTACACCGGTGCAACTTACTTGATCAATTCGGAATGAGTAAGCTGTACCCATCAGAGACAGGAGTCTCTGGGCGACGGGGACGCCTTATACCCACGGGCAAAATTGCCGGATGGAGTTGTTGAATATGGAAGTTCAGGACGAATCGGTCCCAGTTCAGGATGAACTGGCTGATCAGGCGATGGAAAGCGTTGGAATGTCTGGTGACCAGCCTCACGAATCAGAGGCAGCCGGCGAGGAAAGCAGTGAAGGATCACCCTCAAAAGAGTCGTTAGCCGTTCAAAAGCGGCTGAAGGCCCAGAAGAGGGCTCACGAGAGGGAACTTCGTGAGCTGCACGCAAGGATAGGCGACCTCGAGTCCAGGATAGGACAGCCAATGCAACCGCAGCCGGATCAGTCGATGAATCCCTACGGTGCCCCCGAGATGGGCGGTAACGTGGACGAGACGATCCAGAAGGCAGTCAGCTATGCGCTTCGACAGAAGGAAATGGAAGAGCGCAAAGTTCGTGACGCACAGGAAGCTGCTCATGTACAAAAGTCATACAATGACTTCAACAAGCACCTCGAAGGCATGAATGACAAGTACGACGACTTCCACGAGACAGTGTTTGGACGCGACACCCCATACACCGCTCACATGCGCGATTACGCACTGACACTGCCTCGAAGTGGCGCAGGAAGCGCCGGAGAAGTCTTGTACAAACTGGGCAAGAACCGCGCCGAACTCGAACGTATTTCAAAACTCCACCCACTAGATCAGGCAAGTGAATTGGCGAAACTGTCACATTCCTTGATCCAGGGTGGTGAGGCGAAGCCCGCGCAGCACAACCGGCCACTCGGCCAGATCAAGAATAACCCAGTCTCCAACTCACATGCCGTAACTGACAAGACCCCTGTGTCCAGTATCAGGGAACGCATGAAGTCGGGGACCTGGAAATAACGGAAGCAAGAGGCTTCTGACCAGCTCCCTCCAATGGAATGGAGAGCCTGGAAATGTCCAATCAATTTATAAATACGCAGCTTGTGAGTAACACCGCGTTGGCGATGTTTGCCAACAACGCACCGTTTGTCATGACCGGTTCCCGAATTTATCAGGATGACTTCCAGTCTTCTGGTTACAAGATCGGTGACACCCTTCAGGTCAGACGTCAGAACAACTTCATTGTGGGTGACGGTTCCACGGCAGTGCCGCAGGACATCATCGAGACAGTGGAAAACATCGTGGTGGCCCATCAATACCACGCCCTGATTGCCTACACCATTCAGGACTTGAGCCTGCGCATTGAAGACTTCTCGCGCATGTTCATCCAGCCAGCGATCCAGAACATCGTGACCCAGATGGAACGGGACATCTGTGCTGACGCTGAGCAGGAGCTGTATTTCTTCTCAGGGTCTGCTGGAACCCCCATTAACTCGTTCCAAACGGTTGACCTGGCCGGTGCCAAGTTGCTGGAGCAGGGCGTCAACATCGCATCTGACGCTTATCTGGCGATGACCGTGCGTGATGGTTCCGCGCTTAAGTCTGCATTGCTGAACAACTTCACCCCTGTTTTCAATGAAGACATCGTGCGGCAGTCTGCAATTGGGCATTTGTCATACTTTGACATCTTCCAGTCGCAGAATATCGTGAATCACGTCGCTGGAGCGGGTCCTCGGCTTCACTCAGGCGATGCCCTGCTGATCAACGGTGCCGTTTCTTCTGGCAATACGTTGGTTCTGGACGGCGCAACCATCAGCATCACCAACTACTTTGTACCGGGTGACCTGATCTCTGTTGCCGGCGTGAGCAGTGTTAACCCTCTGTCCCGTCAGTCGACCGGACAAAATATGCAGTTCGTCGTGACTGCTAACGCGAGCTCTGATGGTTCGGGAAATCTGACCGTTCAGGTCAACCCGACAATCATCAGCAGCACCTCCAGCCCTCTCCAGAACGTCAGCAATGCTGTTCCGGACGATGCGGTTGTAACCATGGTTGGAAGCTACAACGTCAACGTAGCCTATCCTTCACGCGGCCTCGACATCGTATGTCCTCCGCTTTACAAGCTCCAGGTTCCCTACTCCAGCGTAGCCATTGACCCTGAAACCGGCCTGTCACTTGCTGTGACCCAGACCGGTGACATTCTTGGCTACCAGAACCTGATGCGTATCGACATCCTGTGCGGTTTCAAATGGCACCCACAGTATGCCGTGAAGCTGTTGTCATAACTGATACGAGGAAGTGCCCGATGTCGCTGTGTTGCGTTTATCACAAGAGTGAGCCCATGCGAGTGGTGGAATACGAAGTGAGGGAGCAGATGGTGGCATCGGGTGTGTGGTTCAAACACCCAAGCTGTATAAATGAGGAACACTCAAATGAAAAGCAGATACGACGGAAATCCCGGAAAGGAAGCATCGATCGCCAATGTGCGCCACAAGAGGCTGGAAGCTGAACACGCTGCCAAGAACGCCTTCGTAAAGAAGGTTCAGGCAGAGCAGGCACGCCATGCCGGACGTTCTCCGAAACTGGAAGCCAAGTCCATGGAGTTCAATGCCTATATGTGTAACAACGGTGAACATGCGCAGGAATTTGGCAAGAAGTTGACCGCTGGTATGGACAAGGTTGCATTCCCCTTGGATGGCAACGGTAACGATTCCTAAGTCGATGCTTTCGACATATCCCAAAGATGTGTCGAAAAAAACGGAAAAAATCGACATAGGGGGCCAAGGACATGGCGCAGGTTGTCAGGACGACAAACGATCTGATTGTTAACTCCCTCTTCCTTCTGGGGGAGTTGGGCGTTGGGGAGACCCCCGACGCCTTTATGCTTTCGACCGGGCTCGATCTGATCAATGAACTGCTGGACAAGTTTTCATCGGACAGCATTTACATCCCGTACCTGACGACCATCGATCACACATTCATTGTCGGAAAAGATACCTACTCCATATCTGACATGATCATCGGCACTGACATCACTGCTGACCGTGTGATCGACCTGACCTACGCAAACTATACCGTGCCGGGGAGTGGCATCAATCAGCAGTCGAACCCCATATCGTTCAACTTCACTGCTGACAACACGACCAACTACCTGACCATATCCAGCACGACCGCATTCCCTACAGGGACGCCTGTGGTGCTCTCCACATTCGGGACCATCCCTTCCCCCTTCGTGGCCGGGGTCACCTACTACACGATCTTTGTCAGCGCGACACAACTCATGCTGGCATCGACAGAACAGAACGCCCTGTTGGGAATACCTATCCAGATTTTGAATGACGGCGTGCCTGTAAACGTCATCACGACGTATCAGGGAAGCCTCAATACCTCTGCCACAGCCCTCGTGTACCCCTTGAGAATCATCAACAAGGCCACGTATTGGGGAGTCGTCAGGCAGACCAATCTCCTCTCAAGGCCAGGGTTCATATTCCTGAACAAACAGGCCACCGAGAGCTTTATCACGGTCTATCCTGTCCCTGATCAGCCCTATCCATTCACCATTCAGGTGAAGGGCATGATCAACTCATT